TTGATAATAAATTTATTGTTGATTTAGATTTACGTTCAAGCGGATTACAAAAAGGTAAAAAGTCATTTTTAAATTTGGAAATAAATTTTTATTTGACAGGAGATGAGGGTGATTTTAAATCAAGACGACTCAAAGAGTCACTTAAAAAAATATGCAAACAATTATTTCAGGAAAACTTCACAAACAACGAATACTTCAAGTTCCAACTTACAAAAACCAAAAAAACTAAGGTAGAGAAAATAGAAACCGACAATCTTTAATATTTATAAAGAAAATTAAAGATGAATCATCAAATTATACAACCCGGTCAAATAGGTAAGGGATTACTTGTTGAACACGATGCGGGTTATATTTCACCTACGGAACAACGTAACGCCAATTTAATCCGTGAGTCTAAAGGAATGTTGGACCACTCAAAACCATTTGAGTTTTATGCGGTACTACAAAAATACAATACTCCAAATAGAAACGGTAGAATATATCCTGAAAAAGTATTAAAAAGAGAAGCCGACAATTATAAAAAAATGATTGGTAAAGGTATTGCTTTGTCTGAATTAAATCACCCTGAGTCATCACTTGTCGATTTAGATAGAGTTTCTCATGCAATTACCGATATATGGTGGGAAGGTCCTGTTTTGATGGGTAAATTAAAATTACTCACTTCGCCAGGTTTTCATGAAAGAGGAATTGTTTCTACAAAAGGAGACCAAGCGGCAAATCTTTTAAGACAAGGTGTAACACTTGGTATCTCATCTCGTGGTGTGGGGTCACTTAAAAAAATTGGAGAACAAAACGAAGTACAGGACGATTTTGAATTAATTTGTTTTGACCTTGTATGGTCACCATCAACACCTGGTGCTTATCTATTCTTGGAGCCAAATGACAGATTTAACTTTGAAGAAAACTTGGAGGAGGAGAACAAAATGAAAGCACAAAGAGTTTCAGGTGAAAGTTCAAACAAATCGCTTGACTTAATGAAAAAATTGAACGATTATTTGAAGTACTAAAAATAATTAAAATGGACGAAAAATATTTTGTAGCAAAAATTACAACAGACATGCCTGACCCCGAGACAGGTAAAATTAAAAAACTAAGACAAGAAAAATTAGTTAAAGGTTATTCACCAACAGATGTAGAAGCAAAAGTGACTAAAGTTTTTGAAAATTATTCTGAAGATTGGAGAATAACCGCAATTGTTGAAAGTAAAATAGATGAGGTGATAGAATAATCTATATATCAATGATTAAATTAAAGGAGGTTTTATACCTCCTTTTTTATTTTATTTTGGTTTGATTTGTCAATATAAATAAATTTTTTAAAACTCGATAATATTTATATAAAAAATTAAAACCAAAAATGGCAAAAGAAAAATCAATTGTTGAAGAGGCAATCATCCAAATGAGAAATTTGGAAGAAGCGGTTGCTGAAAATGCAAAAGGAATACTTGCTTCTACTATGAAGGAAGAAATCAAAGAGCTAGTAAAGGAATCTCTATCTGAACAAGAAGAAGATGAGATTGAAATGACTGATGTAGACATGGAAGGACCTGAAATGGAAACAGACGACGAAATGGACTCTGATGAAATGGACATGGGTATGGAAATGGATACTGATGACGAAATGGAAGATATGGAAGAACCTATCGACCTTACCGACAAGTCAGATGAAGAAGTACTTCGTGTATTTCAACTTATGGGACCTGATGATAACATTATCGTAACAAAAGACGATGCTGGAAACATCAATATCAAAGATGAAGAAAATGAATACATGATTGTAGGTGAATCTGACGAAGAAATGGAAGAAGAATTCTATGAGTCAGAAGAAATGGAAGAATCTATGGAAATGGAGAAATCATATTCTACTGACGAATCAATTGAAGACATCGTTTCTAAAATGTTTGATGATGAAGAATCAGACGAAGAAGAAATGGATTCTTAAGAAGACATGGAATTTAGCGATGAATATTCAGAAGGTGACGAAATTATGTACGAAATCGAAATGTCTGACGACTCCGATGAAGAAGAGGAGGAAGAGGAAACTGAAGGTATGGTGTACGAAATTGAAACGCCTGATGAAGACGAAGAAGAGGAAGAATACAATGAATCTTTAGAAGAGTCTAAAAAGACGTTCAAAGCAAAAGGTAAGAACATGGGTAAACCAAAATTCTCATATAATAAAAATCCAAATCAAGGTGAAGGGTTTAAAGTTGTTAAAAAGAGTGCTAACAAAACTATGGGTACAGGTAACGCTAAAAAAGTTAATGTATACAAAGATAAGGAAACTCTTGATGGCGAATTCAAAATTAAACCAAAAGGCGCTAAGAAAACGGAAACAAAAGAAGCCGCACGTACATATGGTAATGGTTCTAAATCAGGTCGTGGTCTAAGAAAAGGGATTACTCCTAATAGAAACCTAACTTTTGAAGGTGTGGATTCAAACGAGTTACAAATTCTTAGAGAGAAAAACGAAGAGTATAGAAAGGCACTTAACGTGTTCAGAAATAAATTAAACGAGGTAGCGGTATTCAATTCAAACTTGGCATACGCAACACGTTTGTTTACTGAACATTCAACATCTAAACAAGAAAAAATTAACATCTTGAAAAGATTTGATGGTGTTGAAACTCTTAAAGAATCGAAGAATTTGTATAAATCAATCAAGGATGAGCTTTCAACGGTACAAAGTCAACCAATGAACGAGTCAATCGAACGTAAAATTGAATCAGTTCCGGCTACAGGTTCTGCGGTTAACTTAATTGAATCAAAAACTTATGAAAATCCTCAATTCCTTAGAATGAAAGATTTAATGGCAAAATTAAAATAAACTTAAAATTAATAAAAAACCAAAAAAAATGGGAGCATTATTAGAATCAGGTCTTGTTGGTAACATCGGTCTTAAGCACCTTAAAGTTATCAAAGAAGATACTATCAACAAATGGGACAAATTAGGGTTCCTTGAAGGTCTTAAAGGCCACCTAAAAGAAAATGTAGCGCAGTTATATGAAAACCAAGCGTCACATTTGATTAACGAAGCTACTTCTGACGGTTCTTCAGGTTCATTTGAAACTGTTGTATTCCCAATCGTTAGACGTGTATTCTCTAAGTTACTTGCTAATGAAATCGTATCAGTACAAGCTATGAACTTACCAATCGGTAAGTTGTTCTACTTCGTACCAAAGATTCAGGCTTACAATGCGGGTAATCCATACTTTGACCCACAATTACCATCAAATAACTACGATGGTTCTTCAGGTGGTCACTTGAGTCCAGTTGGGTCACCAGGTGCTTATCCTGGTTCACCGACATCAGGGTATACAACTGGTAACCAATTCCAAAAGAACCTTTATGATTTGTTTTATGAAGGTAATGAAGGTCAATTAGACCCTCCAGGTTTGTTTGACTATTCAAAAGGACAGTGGTCTGCAGTTACTGTACCCGGTGACGTTCAAGTTTGGTCAAATGGTTCATTGGTTAACTATGGTGGCGAATTTGATGGTTTGAACGTTAGAAAAGTTATCGTTAAAATTAGCGGTTTTGCTAATGTTGGTAATGGTAAATTAATTGGACCTGATGGTAATGAATACGATTCAGAAACTTTCTTGTCTGATTTAAGAGTATTTGCAACAAATGATTTCGTTGACGCAGAAAGTCCTTGTTCAGTAGTATTTGACGATGCTGGAGACCCAAATTCATTATTGTTTAGAGTTGTGACTCAACAATATGGTCAAGGTATCGTTAGCGGATTAAACACTCGCACTCCAGTTCCATGGCCAGCACAAGGTAACGGAGGTTCATTCAACGATATTTGTAGCCCAACAGGTGACATTTATTTGGAAGTTGACCTTTCTTGTCCTGTTTGTGCAACTTGTTCAGGTACCACTTTAGATGGTTATACAGGTACGACTATTGATACTTTAGGTTTAACTAACTTAAGTGCAGTATTCAGACGTTATAAGAACTTAGAATTCGAAGACCAAATCGGTGAAGTTTCTTTCGACCTTGAGTCTGTAACTGTTTCTGTAACTGAAAGAAAGTTAAGAGCTCAGTGGTCTCCAGAACTTGCTCAAGACGTTGCGGCATTCCACAACATTGACGCTGAAGCTGAATTGACGGCTTTATTGTCAGAGCAAGTAGCTGCGGAAATTGACCGTGAAATTCTTCGTGACCTTCGTAAGGGTGCCGCTTGGAACTTACGTTGGGACTACAACGGTTGGAGAAGAATTTCTCAAACTACTTCTTACACTCAGAAAGATTGGAACCAAACATTGATTACTGCAATCAACCAATTGTCAGCTCAAATCCACAAGTCAACTCTTCGTGGTGGTGCTAACTGGATTGTTGTATCATCTGAGGTTTCTGCAATCTTTGATGACTTGGAATATTTCCACGTTTCAAATGCGTCTCCTGAGCAAGACCAATACAACATGGGTATTGAAAGAGTGGGTACTTTAGCTGGTCGTTACCAGGTTTATCGTGACCCATACTTCCCACCGAACCAAATATTGATTGGTCACAAAGGTACATCGTTACTTGATACTGGTTACATTTACGCACCGTATGTACCACTTCAATTAACTCCAACTATGTACAATCCATTCAACTTCACACCAATCAAAGGTATCATGACACGTTACGCGAAGAAGATGGTCAACAACCGCTTCTATGGCAGAATTACAATTGATGGTGTTCGTACATTTGATTTAAGAGAATTGAGATAATCAATATCTTAGTAATATTAAAAAGGTCAGAGAAATCTGACCTTTTTTATTTTATAAAGGTGAGACTTGTATCTTAATCGTCTTCCATCTCACCTTATTGATTAGAATTGTTTCACTCTAATCTTATTTTAATATGTAGACGAAACCTCATTATGATTCGACATAAATTAGTTTGATAGGACAGGCATCAAACTTAAACAACGATATTTATATGTAAATGTTTTTTACATATGAGGTTTTTATTTTTATTGTTTTTTCTACCATTACTAACAAATGCACAACTTAGGGATTCGGTTTATGTAACAACTTCTATTTTTAATGTAGTATATTCTGAAAAGTTACAACAACCAAAATGGGTTGAATATAGGGTGTTATGTACTGACGGTACAATATCCCGTAAAGGTCTTGATTTTTATCCTGTAAAGGGAATTGTCACCTCAACTGAGGAAGACTATGAAAATAATATATACGATAAAGGTCATTTGGCTCCGGCAGCTGACTTTAATTGTGACAAAGAAAATTTAAAACAAAGTTTCTCATATCTTAATTGTACACTACAACACGAGAAACTAAATCGAGGCACATGGAGACTTCTTGAGGCTTACGAGAGAGAACTCGCAAAAACTAACACAGTTTCAGTTGAAATCAGGATGAATTATAGTAAAAATTCAAAAATCTTACCTACGGGAGCAACTATACCCGATTCTTTTACAAAAATTATAACTTACGGAAATAAAAAAGAAAAATATTTCTTCAAAAATGAAGAGCCGAAATCGTCTGACTACAACAATTACAAGGTCAAATGATAATAAACAATTAAACCAATAA